AAAATTAAATCCAAACATACTCGTATAGGCGATCTTTCTCCAAGAAAAGGATACATTAGAAAAGATTTTGATGATGCTTTTCTTCGATACTTGAAACCTGTAACCACTTAATTACAATCAAAACGATACACCGATACAAGCCATATACACTAAGTGATTATGATGGTTTTTTACGATACATTGTCAATGGATGTACCGTTTCATAAATCGCCACATACCACGTATACCAAGGATTGTATCGTTGTATCGGATAACATATATGGATAGAGTTATTAATAAGCTAAATAGTAATGTAATTTACTTTTTAATATAAAATCGTTACCAACAAACTTAGAGATTAAATGACCACACCCATCAATAGACCAAGAACAGGTGGCCGAAAGAAAGGTACACCGAACAAGAAAACTCTCGAAGTCCAAGAGAAAATCAGCGCACTGGACTATGACCCGATAACTACAATGGTTAAGATTTCACAACAAGCGATGGATGATGAGAATTATGCATTAGCCGGTCAGATGGCTAAGGAGTTAGCACAGTACGTTTATCCCAAGCGCAAGGCTATTGAACATATCAACAAAGAGGATATAGTGGAGATGCCGAAGATAATCATTAACTTCACGGATGACCCCAAGCCGATGCCCGGAAGTTCAGCTAGTCTTGGTAAGGACTAAAGTAGTAAAAAGTAGGGTCTTTCTTAAACCCAAAAGTCAGGTTGATAACCAGAGTGTATCCCACCTAATATGGCAAGAAATAGAAAAGTTACCATCGCAATGCCTATCCAATTCGTTAAATCATCCGCATGATTCTCTGAACTCAAAGAGAAGAAACTAACGCTCTCAGAAACCACCCCTTTTCGCCCGCTCTCAGAAAACACCTCTTTTCGCCAAATAAAAAAACAAAACAATAATATAAAGACTGCAACACTCACTACATCAATAAACATTTGTTCAATACCTATCCGCTGATATATCGAATAAAGCCACCATCCAGTACTGGGGAAGTAAAAGGTTTTAATTAGTTTAACTTTGAACCTACAACTTTCTTGAAATTCTTGCTTTGCCATATGCATTAATTGTTTTGTTGCTTGCTCATCTCCCTTCAAAGCAGCTTTCCGCAACTCCCTGATTGCTTCTTTATTTCCTTTGCCAGCTTTCATTTTCAAGTCATCAATATCATTCATAACCTACCGTCCCAAACACCTAATGATTAACCTCTGAAAATAGTATCATCCTGAAACGACATTGCAAGTCACTATGCCGCGCTCCAAAAAACACGCTTGTGCTTATTCCAAAACCCAACTTTATGTGTATATAATCAAATTGTGGGATTTTCCACATATTGAAGAGGTAGTAGTGATTGGGAAAACTGAAGTTAGTTGGTTTTCAGGGCACGAACAACATCGTGCTGTTGCTGTTAGATGACGCCAGGGTTGTGACTACCCTCTGTTTTCAGGGCACGAACAACTCAAACACCGCGTTGTGTGCGACATATGTGGTTGTGACTACCCTCTGTTTTCAGGGCACGAACAACTGGTGTTTGCTAAGTGTTTGTTTTTGAAAACAGATGTCGCAACCAGACCACTCAGAAATGAGTAGACGATAGGGATGAAATAGGTACGTCAGGGTGCTTCTCCAGCCTTGACCTCTACGGGTATCAGTTAAACAGTACGATGGGTAATACGACAGTGCTGATGCCGTTAAACCATTCTATATCTGGTCGAGGAGACCTTTACAGAATGAACCTTTCGGGGTTTTGACTGTGACGTAAGTCAAAAAATAGGATGTATGAAAGTATTAGTAATAAGTAAGACCAAGAAGCCGTTAATGCCGTGTTCACCATCTAGGGCAAGACGGTTGCTTAACTCAAAAAAAGCGGCAGTCTATCGACGAGCACCTTTCACGGTTATTTTGAAAGATCGATCTGAGGGTGACGTTCAACCTGTTCGTGTCAAAATTGATCCCGGTTCAAAAACAACGGGTATTGCCGTGGTGGGAGAATTTCCTAAGCAAGGTAATGTTGTTTTGTGGGGCGCAAACCTTGAGCATCAAGGGCAAGCAGTAAAGATGCGATTAACTAATAGAAAAATGCTTAGATGCGGCAGACGTGGACGTAAAACCCGATATCGTCCGGCTCGATGGGCGAACAGAGCAAGACAACCGGTCACTTATGACAAATGGTTACCCCCGTCTTTACGTTCCCGATTGGATAACACCCGTTCAATCATTAGTAAGTTAATGGATCGGTCACCGGTAACAGATTTCTCTGTTGAGATTGTGCGGTTTGATATGCAGAAAATACATAACCCTGAAATTTCAGGTACTGAGTATCAACAGGGTGAATTGATGGGGTATGAAGTTAAAGAATACCTGCTAGAAAAATGGGGACGCCAATGTGTTTATTGCGGTAAAGAAAACGTCCCTTTACAGACCGAACATATTGTTCCCCGAGCAAGTGGTGGTACAAATAATGTCTCTAATTTAACCGTTGCTTGCGCTCCTTGTAATCAACGAAAGGGTAATCAGAATGTCGAGGTATTTCTTGCCCGAAAACCTGAGAAACTGGAACGTCTAAAAAGACAAATGAGATCGACTGTAAACTTGAAAGATGCGGCGGTAGTTAATGCGTCACGGTGGTCATTAGCGAACTATCTACAAGATACTTATGCTTTACCGGTCGAGCATGGATCGGGTGGACGTACAAAATTCAATCGTGCTAATCAATCGATAGATAAAGATCATTGGAAAGATGCCGCTTGTGTTGGTGAATCAGGAGCATCTATTTCTATTCCTGAATCGTTTAAACCATTAACCATTAAGACCAGGGGTCGTGGTAACCGGCAAATGCAACGAGTAGATCGTTATGGTTTTCCCAGAAGTAAAGCAAAGTCAATAAAACGTCTGCATGGACTTCAAACCGGTGATATTGTCAGATTAAACCAACCCAGTGGGACATATCAAGGCACCTATGTAAGTCGATTAATTGCAATAGATTCTGGAACAGAGAGAGGATCAATAAAAGTAAACGGGATGCGAGTAAATTCAAATTGGTCGAACTACACACGACTCCAATGTATCGATGGATATGAGTATTCTTATGACTCTGCTTGAGCATAAAAAAGTGACTGTGGAATATTAGGGAGCCTTTCAAATGAAGCGAATACTTAGAGAAGACCACGTGAAACTATTACTCAACGCTTTGACCGTATTATTTCTTGGTCTATGTATCCTGTTTAGCGGTGGTATTTATGAATCTATGGGAACGGTCTTTGGTAAAGGCACAGGTAAAGACGGAGTGGCTGTGGAAGTTAAAGCAACACTAAACAAGTTTACAGGCGAGATAAGAATTAACAGGATTGTGTGTCGTGTATCTAAATTTAACTTACAGCAATTATCTACCCTTTCAGACGACGTACATTTCTGCAAGGCTTTTGATAGTACTTATGATTAACTCATATCACGCATCAGCTTCATTACTTCTGGGAGTACTATTACCCTTGGTTAGCGATGGATTGTCTTTAACAAACTGCTCAAAAGCTAATCCGTCCTTTTCCTGTTCAATAACACATTATTAAAAGACGGATACATAGGTGGGTTCGATGGATACAAAACAGGACAAGAAGTATACTCGGAAATTGCGAGCGATTCTGGGAACACAGGAGGAGGCCACAGCACTGAACAATGGTGGGGCAACTCAGATCGTGTTGAACAAGCGCGAGAAGAAATCCGAGCGCACTGAAGAAATCAAAAATGAGGACGCTAAGCCTGAGGAGTGATTCAGCTTTTTCCGACAGTTTCTTTTAATCCGTTTAGAAATAGTTATTCAGTAAAAAAGGGATATTTATTACGGAAACTGGTACATTATTTGGTACACGATCAAGAATACACCTTTATAACCTATTGATATATAAAGCAAATAATAAGTTCTTAAGCATGCTGAAGAAATGCTCAAAGGTAATTCTGGATAAGCTTTTATCAGCCAGCCCCCTCATTCATGAACTGCAATTAGCTTGG